GATCTGCGGGCCCACTGCCGCGCCGAACGCCGCCAGCGCCAGCCCCGCTGCCCCGGCCTGCACAGCGATCGGGGCCAGCGACGCCGCAACCGGCACCGCAGCCGGAGCAAGGCTGAGCATGGACGCACGAACGTCACCCAGCGCCCGCGTGATCACAGAGCTGGACCGGTTGACGTCTCCGGCCGTCCCAGCGAACCGGCCGCGCATGTCACGGAGCCGGCCGTTGACATCACGGAATCCAGACGCGGTGTCGTCGTTCACCCGCACGGTGATCGTCACAGCATCAGACATCGCCCACCTCCTCCCTCCGGTCGCGTCCGCCGCCAAGCTCCTCGATCGCGACGAGGCGCATCAGCTCTGTGTCCTCCTGCATGAGGGAGGTCAGGGTGTAGCCCGGGAACCGCTCCAACAACCCGAGCAGATACCGGGCCCTCGTCAGCTCGCCAGGCTCTCCGACAGTGCTTCCATCGGCACGGACTCCACCAGGGACGGCCCGCCAGAGGGCGAGCTCTGCGGCAAAGGGTCAGCATCGTGGACCCCGATCAGCGCCTCCACGTAAGCGTTCTGCAGGGCGCGGGCCAGCGCCTGGTCGACCTGCTTGAGCCCGTCCACCGTGGCGGGGATGGGCTGGCCCTTGCCGTCTTCGAGGTTCCAGGAGATGAGGTTGTCGGCGAACCGCTTCATGCTCGCGGCGACGTCCTCCCCTTCCCCGCCGTCGAGGCCGGTCGCGGCGGTGTATTCGCCGAAGGCCATGCCGTGGAGCGTGGCCTCGGCGCCGTGGTACTTGTGGCCGTCGGTGAAGCGAATGTTGACCTTGCTGACAGATGCGTTGTAGCCCATGTGCTGCCTCTCAGGCCCAGGTCGGGACGGTGCCGTCGGCCAGCGATCCGGGCGCGGACCAGGTCAGTTCGCCGCTGTCGGAGCGGGTCAACTGGTAGTCCGTGAACAGGATCTCGGGGGCGAGGGTGACGCCGTTGACGGTCTGCGTGACGGTGCGGGCCACGCTGGTGGAGGGCACGGTCTTGAAGACGTCGTGGCTCTGGTTGGAGGCCGCGTTGAAGACGCCGTTCAGCGTGACCGAGCAGTCCGCCAGGAGGAGGAGCCGCTCGTTCGCGCTCTTGTCCACGCCGGTGATGTCCTGCACGCCGCGCGGCGTGGACATCTGCCAGTTCGTGATGTCGTTCTTGATGGCCCGCGCGGTACCCGCGCTATCGTCGACGCTGAGCGTCGTCTGGCCCAACCCGGAGCTCTTGGCCAAGGCTACTGCCCTCCTCGATGAATAGGAGAAGAGCAGTAGCTCTCTCCTTTATCCGTCCTGTTTGTTGCGGTGCCGCAGCAGATAGCTGATGGCCCGGCGCATGAGTGCGGCATCGTCTCCGAGGAGGCCGATCGCACGATTGCAGGAATGGCATAGAAGTCCACGCACGGCGCCAGTTGCGTGGTCGTGATCGACCGGCATTCGCATGACCTTGCCGTTGCGTTCGACGCGCTCAGGCCGGTTGCAGATGGCGCACACGCCACCCTGCGCGCGGAGCATCGCGTCGTACTCAGCGACGGTGAGTCCGTAGTGCCGCGCCAGGTTGGCCTTGCGCCTGTTACCTGCGACGCGCCCCGGGTTGTCAGCGTGCCAAGCCCGGACGCGGGCCGACGAGCATGGCTTGCACCACGACCGCAGCACGGGTCCGTGCTTGCCGTCATACGACTTGGAGAACTCTGTGCGGGGCTTGACTTCCTCGCACTTCGTGCAGCGCTTCGTGTCGCCGCGTCGCTCTTCCAACCGGTGCTTGACTTCATCGGGTGGCATGGCGCGAGAAGTGAAATTGGTGCGCGCTCGCTCGGCGTCGCACGCCTTGCAAGTGGCCTTGACTCCGTACTTGCCGCGAGGCGCCTTTGAGAATTCGGGCAGCGGCTTGTCAGCGCAGCACTTTGTGCAGCGCTTCGACTCAGAAAGCATGGGTAAATTCTATTGAGTTCCTTAGCCATTTTCTCCGCCTCCTCTCAATTCCCTATGTGGCCTGCGCTACTTCAGCGCTATCCCTTCTTGATTTCGTCTGCGATCGCCTGCTGATGCGTGGCGAAGTCGTCGACCCAGTTGCCCGGGTTCTGATGGAGCCGGTCCCGCGTGCCGCGGGGGTTGCCGCGGTGGTCGCCGTCGCGGACCACATACAGCGGGGCCCGGTCCAAACGAGTGCGGTGGTCGCGGGCCTTGAAGCAGTCCTGGCCCGCCTCGAACACCAGCCACGTCTCGCCCTCCGCGACCCGCTGCTCCGCGTACTTGCGGCCCGAGTTCCGGGCGGCGTGCAGCAGGTCCGGGGTGAGGGCTTCGACGCGGACCCGCCACCCGTTCACGTAGTGCGGGCAGGCGACCTCCGCGCACGTCGCAGGCCGGAAGTGCGTGCTGATCGGGGAGACCACGGCATACGTCTTGTACGCAGCGGCCGCCATCTTCGGCTCGGGCCGGAACACTTCGGCGCCCATCAGAAGGTCACCCCCGCGTTCTCGTTCTTGATCACGTTCACGGAGAACGCCACCGAGGTGACGCCACCGGTGGTGACCGTCGTCGCCCGCAGATAGCGGCGCAGCGTCGCCGTGTTCGACAGCGCGATCCGCTCCGCGAGGGGAGCGCCCCCGGTGATCTGCGTGAACGCGAACCCGGCGACATCCGCGAAGGTGATGTTGTCCGCCGAATCCTGGATCTTCACCGTGACGTCCGTGCCCGTGAACGAGAACACCTGGAGGTACGCCTGCCCGCCAAACGACGCAGACGCCGCGGTGTCGATGCCCGTCCCGAGCGTCGCTGCCGTATCCGTCCGCACCCCGGCCGTAAGCTGCCGGCCCCACTCGATCCCGTAGCCGTTGGACTGCGCCGACACCCCGAAGGTGAGCATCCCGTCGTCGCCGCGGGTCGGGTCGTAGTTGACCTGCTTCCCGATCAGCGAGGCGGCCGGGTCACCGAGGGTCGTGCCGCGGGCGTAGGTCATCACGACGTCGGTGCGGGGCAGCGCGGACAGCTTCTCGTGCAGGCCGCCCGTGACTGCGACGGTGTTGAAGTAGGTGGTCATCTCGAACTGGCCGGACCGCAGGCCGCCTTGCCGTTCGTATGCGCTCTTGTCGATCCCGGTGAAGTTGAGCAGGGCGGGGCCGCCGCCGATGTTGCCGAGCTGCTGGATGTCGCCGCTCGCGTTGAAGCCCTGGATGTAGAGGGCATCCCCGAGCCCGCTGGATTTCATACGGCCCTCCGAAAGCTGAGATAAAGGACTGGGCGATTGGCTATCATTGGGCTATGCCGAAGTGCCTTCCGAACTGCACCTGCAAGCGCCACTCCAAGGTGGGCAAGTCCTGCCCGGAGGGCTGCACTTGCGCACGCCACTCGCCCTCCCCGGAACGGGGTCGCCGTATCAGCGAAGCCACGAAGGGCCGCGCGTTCTCTGCCGCACGTCGCGCTGCTCTGAAGTGCGCCGATGGCTGCACCTGCGCGAAGCACACCTTGCGCAACTCCGGCCAGTACCAGCCCGGATCCGACGGCTTCACCGGCAGGCACACGGCGGAGACCCGCGCCAAGTTGGCTTCGTACACCGGCAAGAAGGCGTCGTCCTACAAGCACGGTCAAGCTGGCACCATCACCTACGTCACGTGGGCGGCCATGAAGGGACGGTGCTACGAACCGGGCAACGCCTCGTACCCCAGCTACGGAGCGCGGGGTATCACCGTCTGCGCGCGGTGGCATGACTTCGAGAACTTCCTCGCCGACATGGGCGAGCGCCCCAGCAAGGACCACTCCATCGACCGCATCGACGGCAAGGGGAACTACGAGCCCGGCAACTGTCGTTGGGCAACCCGGGCGGAGCAGAACGCCAACCGTCCGGACCCCGGAGGCTGGGTGAAGCGCCGTCAGCGCAGTTGATTTCACGGGGCCTCCGTCCATACGTCGTCGATCACGAGGGGGATGGTCAGCGTGGCCACCCGGTACGTCGTCGAGTCGAGCCGCGTGTAGCCGAGCCGCGCCCGCAGCAGCGCGCCATACGCGCCCAGCAGGTCCACCTCGGCGACGCTGCCGCCGAGCTCGAAGTCCCCGGCGTACGCGTTCATCAGGCCGTTCACGGCGCCCGTCACCGCCACGTCCACGTCACCCGCAGGTTCCGTGTCCGCCGGCAGGAACACTCGGCCGTTCAGCTCCAGCCGCACCGTCACCGAGGACAGCCCGGACCGGGCAGGGATCGGTGCGATGTCGGTGACCCACAGGGCGTAGGTCAGTCCGCTGCCGGGCGCGGAGACTGGTTCGTGGTCCAGGACTTGCTCGAACAGGCCGAGGCCCTGTGCGTGGGACATGGCCGCGCTGCGGTAGGTGTTGAGGTCAAGCGGCACGGGGCATCACATCCGTCCCGTGTAGCGGCGCAGGAGGCGTTCGCCGATGCCGCGCTTGCGGGAGTTCAGCTCATGCCGGGTCTTGATCCAGTGGTCGTAGCCCTTGAACCGGGTGACCGGGAAGTTCCGCGACCCGATGCCGGCGAGCCAGGGCCCGTACACGACGCGGGAGTCGGAGATGACGTTGCCGTCGACCACGACGCAGCGGGACTCGTAGTAGCCGGTCGGGTTGCGGAACACGGCCCGCATCTCGCGGCGGAGGATGTTCAGGCCCTCCTCGGCGAGCTGGTTCTCCAGCCGGTTGACGTACTCGTTCGCTGCACGGCGGGCACGCCCGTCGAAGAGGGGGCCGCGGCTGCTGGTGGATACGTCGAGGCGCATGGTCACACGCTCCGCATCCGGGCTTTACGCCCGTGGCTGGTGTAGACGCGGGCCCGCAGATCCGCGAGGCCCCTGCCCGACGTCTCGCGTT